TGCGTGCATTGGTTACCCTACTGTAAAACGAAATAGTTACTGGAGCCGGTGTAGCGGTATTTGCACTAGTTAACGGCGCAGTTATACAATGATAAATAGCCCAATTGGCTAATGGCTGTGTATCCTTATTTAATGGTATACGATCCCAATAATGTAAAAAAGGTAATTTCATAACTACGGTCTGATTGCCAGTTGGAGACAATTGGATGAATCGAGCCTGAGTACAATTTAAATGTACAAGATAGGACGGATCTGTCCAAATTACGGTAGGTGAGCTATAAACCAACGGTATGGCTGCGATCAACATTCTACCATAATGCATAGCTGTTCCATTCACACGACAAACCAATTCTATATCAGGTGACCAATACGAAAAGTTAGCTAACTTGAATTGTAACACATTTTTTGACATATAAGCACCCGGATCTATAAAAATAGGATACAGATTTCTTCCATCTTCTGAACCCCATTTTAAAGACGTCAAAAACCATTCCCTATTTATAAAAGCACTAAGCGAAGCGTCTAAATAAGGATCTCCAATTTTTATAATAGGTAAATTTTTGTCTCCTGCTATATGAGGTATAGAGGTATCAAAAGTAGTTGTAATTTGATTACGAGCAATACTAGACCCAGTGTTCTGATCTACAGCTTCTAAACTATGTACCTCTTGGTCAGCTTGTGCTACTGTCTCTTCACTGGATTGTGCCATGAATTTAAATTCCTCTTGAAAATTTATTGGAAATTGTACATCATCCAACAAATCTCGTAGTGTATAATCTGCTTGTACGTGCATTCTATTAATTTGAGTTTGGGGCCGCACGTTATTTCCCTCAGCACTCATTGAAATTTTTAAATTTTCTTGTTCAGTAGTGTATTTTATAAATAATGGGTCAACACCATCAGCCATTAAGTTTGATCTGATTTTAACAGTATCACTGCCACTTTCCCATAGCAAGTTTAAGCCCTGATCAATAACTTTAACTAGTTCACATGGAAAATACTGTGGGAACATAGATTTTAATATACTTCCGTAGCTTAACAAATCATTAAAATCTATATAAAACCCATTTTGTAAAGCTAATTTTAAATATTCAACAAACCTCTTATAAAAAAATCGATATTGCTCAAATCCATAGTTAACGCTTTCATACAACACACAATTAAAACGATTAATTTGATCTAACATATTAGTGGGATCTGATTCACTCCATCGCGGTATTTCCAAAATAGTTTCTTGGTCTAACTGAGCATAATATATGTCGTCTTTTTTAAAGAATTTTCTTTTTAGATAAGATATGTTATCTACAGTATAATATGGAACTCCCATTTCTGTTTTATCTGCGGTAGTAAAAGTTAAACCCATAGAATCCATCACATTATGAAAAGTGTACATATTTAATTTATCTAATATTGCATCACTTATGGCTACTAAATTATCATCTCCAAAAAACGTTGAAGAAATCATTTTATTATAATCTGACAAATCACTTGATACCAATACATAATATGCATAACGAATCAAAAACATATTAAATAAACAATTAACAACCGTAGTTAAAGCGATACCCGACATGTTACCTTGTAATCGTATTAATACTAAATCTTCTACGATATGCAGACTATTTAAAAAGGTAGCAAAAAGTACACGACGCACTACATTGTCTACATGTTCATAGGGTAAACCATAGAAACCATTGATGACTTCAACAATATACATCATAATTGGTTGACTAACTGAAGCGTCAAACTCCGCAAAATCGCCATTCAAAAATTTATCACTCACTTTTAACATACGTTTAAGCAACCGCGACCAATCAATACTATTAGGATTAATTCCTATAGCCATTTCCCCATCTACAAAAGTACTTTGACAGTGCATTATAAACCAACCAAAGTACTGTCGCATTAAAATAGAAAGTGACATTGGACCCACTTGAAAAATTCGGGTTTTGCCCAACTTAACTTTCTCTATAGGTCTAGTTTCATCCTTAAGCGTATCTACAAAGAAAGTTGGTGCTATTATTCCTTGCTCAGCTAATTCAACTCTGTATTGTAAGTCTTGCATTAGCTCCGCATTAGGTATCATTTTACCGCTTGAGTCAATAGTAAACCAATCCCTTTTTCCACCGCTTTTATTAAATAACTGGTAAGGAAAACCGGGACTAGTAGTCAAATCTAATTTATTTAAATTAAAACAACCGTTAACAGCTTCTTCTAGTGTTAATTTTCGTGGTGTTTCAATAAAATCACTTGGCCAATTAATAATAGAGACATACATATGCTCAGTTATAATTTTAATTGATTGCCTATCAGGAGTTACAGTGGTTCTAACCATTTTACTTAAACCTTTTAAAAAAGGGGAAATGGTAACACCATCTTCCGTAAAAGGTCTAAGTCGAGCTGGCGCCATTTTTGAGGGTCCAAAATCTACTCCCATAATATCGTAAAACATACTTTTTTGTATTTTAGTTTTCATTGGTAAAGTTAACTTAACTTTTTTACCATTAACAGGAGGAACTATACCTAAAATGTTATGCAAATCAACTAATGTATCCTTCATCTTAGATTTGCTATCTTCTATTGGTAACAATTGGACATCGGCCATTGCTATATATGTACCCAATTGTTCAAAAATTTTTTCTATATCTTCCTTATATATGGGAGCAACTAAGCCTACACTACCATTGGTAGCTCCTGCCACATGTAAACCTAAAATTTTACGTGAATTTAACTTATCATCTGTATTCATTAAAACCATACCACAATCTCCAGTAGTTACACCACTAGTCCTAAATTCATATGCAAGTGGAATTGCAATTTTACGAGCAGGTAGAAACTTTCCTAAATGATCCATTTCACTTTGAGTGTATTCTTTAGCGGTTAACTTGCCATGTGTGCACGTTATAGAATTAAATCCATCACTCCCGTGCACTCTTCTACCATACAAATACATATTATGTAAAACTGGCTCATCCCTTTCACTCACAAAAAATTTATCAATTCGTGGTAAGCAACACATTTTAGGAAATTGAATAAAAATTATATCCACTAAATGATGATAATTTAATTCTATAGGAATACAATCTTTAACTAACATACGGTAATGTTGCCCATTAAAGTTTAAAGTAGCATAAATTTTCCTATCTTCATACAAATTATTTACTTCAACAACCCTATTCCAAAAATGCCTTGGCATTGCAAAGATATCTGAACCTAACCCCAAACATGATCCAAAATTTACTCGAAATTTAGGTTCAAGCAGTCTCTCCATTGAAAACATAGATGAATTCCTATTTATCTTAATTTCAACATCTCTATTTTGTTGACTATACTCTTGGGCAACCATACGTAAAATTTGTTTTTTAGGTCGATTTACATCTCCTTCACATGAATTAGATACATAATTAGTGGTAAAATAATTTTTGACCACATAAAATATAATAGGAATCAACGCAACTAGTGTAGATACAACTATATAAAATTTATTTTTCTTAATATGTTCGCTAAATGATAATGTAGTTTCTTTGAAAGCTTTTATAAATTTCTCTTTAAACATCCGCCACTTTGAAACTGTTTCCAGTTCTTTATGAATACAATTTAACAAAATATCACTCTTAATTTCTTCATAATTTTCAATATTAAGTATTTCCATCTCTTTTAAAATGTTCTCACAGAACGAACAACTAGTATTAGCATCTTCATATGTTTCATTACTTTGAGCTTGCCACATCTGTTCAAAATGATCAAATAATTTTCCTTTGAATTTATCCTGATGATCTTTATAATTCTTAAACATCTTTACTATAATATTTATAGCCTCTTCAAAATAACACGTTTTGAGACACGTACCAATAGCGGGATCCATAAAATCCACCAAATACATATTTTTTGGAAAAAGGTGTGATACAAAAGAAATACCATCTTTTCGCGCTTGTTCTATAGCAGCATAGTCTAACCCAGCTGACGACTTATATCGCGAATCAACTCTCAATCTTAATACAACATTTCTACGTGTAAAAATATGCTCTCCCCCTGATAAACATTTACTGGTCAAAAAACTTTGGCCATGTATATCTTTTTGTGCATTACTTATCACAAGTTGTGAATCAAAAAACACAGTTCCTTTATCTTCGAAAGCGGTGTCTAATGGAAACAAATTATCATCAACAACATTAGTTAATTCCTCAATTGCCGTATTGACTCTTTGTTCATCTGTAAACACCTGGAACAAATCATTATACCATAAAACAGGCTGACCATTATATTTTTCCCAGTATTGTATTCCACAATTTCTAAAATAAGTATACTCGGAGTAATCTCTATAACTATCTACCAAACCACACTCTTTTGCTATAACATTTACTAGGTAAGGTTGTAACATTGATGTTTTTCCTATACGTGGTTCTCCAAAAATATAAATCCAAAAAGGTTTCGTTCGCCTTGCATTTTTAGTACCTTTAACATGGTCTGGTAATTTTTGTATTGCTGGTTCTAAACTACGGATCATTATATTCAGATACGCTAATATTTTAGACTGCGAAAAATCAAATTTACGAGCATTTTTTATTAACTTGGCTTGATATTGCAATGCCCGTTGATAAACCGATATTACTTTTTTAGCTATAAAAGAATTATTACGGGCTTGTATATCTAATCCTTTTTCTTTTATCTCAACATAATCATCAATCAAAGTATCCATTGAGGATTCTTGCATAAATTTTGGCAATTTACCATAGAACTTTAAAACTTTTTCGCCAACAAATTCTATGCATTTCTGAAACAAAATCATTACATAATCAAATATAGTAGACGCACTGCGTAAATAATCTGAAATCATCTTCAGCTTGTTAACCGACAATTGCATATCTTTAAAAACTTCTGACGGTATATTTTTAAACATTCCTTGTAATAATTGAACTGTGACTTTAAAAAAGGAATTTATTATATTTGGTGAATCTTCCTGCGCTACAAAATCAACTGGTTTATCTTTAAACTTATCTCTAATCCCTTGTATTGCTCGTTGCAGGCACGATATTATCGTGTTACCAATACCCGTTGGTAAAATTAAAATAAGTAAAGAAATTATATTTGTAAAACTTTGATTCGTAGGTTGAGATAGCAAATATGAAAAAGCTGCAAATTTAATCACATAAGTCATAAGTTCGTGCCATTTACTATCAGAAGTAAATATACTCGTAAAACTATTCAAATTTTTGAATACACCCTGAATATCACTCTCACTAGTATCAATAATTGCATTCATCTTATCCATAAAGTTTTCCGCTTTTTCAACAACTGAATCTACTCTTGCCGTAACAGCATTTGCTCTTGTTATAGTTGAAAACATATGTGCTACAAATTTTCTCCGACGCTCATATTTGTCAATTTTGGGCACATTATGTTTGATTTTATAAACCTTAAGTAATGAGACAAACCTTTTAATATCTTCATAAGAATTTTGATCTAAAGTTAAGTCCCATGACCTTTCATAGTTTTTAATTACACAATTTAACAACCTATATACGTCGCCACGAGATAATCCGTACAGATATTTAAACATTTTAGGTATATCCAAAAAATTTTTCATAAAAGTAGTATAAATTGATTCGATTTTAGAAGACATAATTGCATGAACAGTCTAATAATTAACAACAAAGGCTGACCATAAGAAGGGAACTAACTCCTCCTTTTCCACTATAGTGTGAATTGATACCATCGCATAACACACCACGGGCACAGCTAGACGTATTAGACATCCGTCCTTTGCAGTTGTTAACCGACCTCAAACAAATTCTTCCCAGGACGTTAGGGGTCTCGCGACAAAAGAATTTCTTTAAGATCTTGTATTCAAATAGAATACTACAGAAACTACAAACACCCTCATGATAGGACTTTCAAAACAGCATGCGCTCTGCTACGCAATATCGTATTCCTATCGGGCCGTCCTAAGTTAATGACATTTTTCCTAAAACTACTAATCTGAGGCAGAATTTAATTACGTTTGTTTTTATTCCTTAAACTTCAAAGGCTGTAAAGATAAATTCATCTCAGCTTTAGATAACATAAACACAACCAAATATCAATAGTTAAGACCTAATCACATCAACTTAGTGAAAATGCCGCCAGGAAGAAATTAAATCAAAATAATATTTAACTAATAAAAATAGCTCTTATTAAAATAAGACTTTAACAACTATTCTTACATAACGCTAAATACCATATTGGTTATCTT